GCCCAACTTGTAATCGCAGGATCAACGACTAGAACCTTCATATTACATTCCAGCTAATGGATTGTCAATATTCAGGCCGGCGTCATCCCACTTTTGAGCGAACGGCGAACTAGGACGCGCTACTGGAGTTTCCTGGACTTGCACTAATTGTGTTGGCTTTGGATCACCCATACCATTATCCTCAAGAATCTCATTCAATAGATCCCTAAGAACCTTGATGGCTTCCAAATTGTGAGGAGCTTCACCACCATCAATTTGATAAAAACCATTTTGCAGTTGCTTGATTACATATTCGTCATTTACATATTCAAGACCTACGTATCTCTTAGCCATTTTCAATCTCCTTGTACACACCCAGAACGCGGCTTACGATTTCAGAGCGAACGATATCGCTAACACCAAACTTATGGAAACCAAAGCCAGCTCTGTCAAAATGAACAATATCATGAACACAACTGTCAGTCCTATTCTTAAGGTCAATTTGTTCCGTATCGTATGTTACGACACACTTAGTATTTTCACCCAGACGAGTTAGGCATAGGCGAAGCTGTGTCTTTGTGGCGTTTTGCATTTCGTCTAGGATTACAAACGAATCACGGAGAGTGCGACCACGCAAATACTGAATGGGAGCAATCTCAATAATCTTCGCCTCAAGCAACATCTTCAATTGCTGCTCGCCTACAAAGTAAGACATATTATCCATAATTGGAATTAGGAACGGAGCATTCTTCTCATCAAGCGTGCCTGGCAAGTGACCTTGTGTGTAACCTGCTTCGACCGCTGGACGAGCAATATAAATCTTCTTGACAGCACCCTTAGACAAGAGGAACAGCGCCTCTGCACAAGGGAGGAACGTTTTAGCCGTACCCGCTGGGCCACCGAGGAAAGTCAGCGTATTTTTGCGGATTTTGTAATGGGCTTCCTTTTGAGTCGTATTAGGACGATACTCCAAACTCTCAAAGATATGAATAGTCTCTGGTCCGGTCTTTTGGAACGAGAGCCTTTCTTCCTCGTAGTAGTTATCAATACGAGGCGGCTTGTTGCGCTTCTTGCCCTTTTTACCCATTATATATATTCCTTATGCTAAAATGTGGGAGAACAACGTTTATTTTGATTACTTAACATCTACAGTGAATTTAATATATTGCGCTGGCTCGATTAATCTAACCTGAACATCCCAAATCTCTTCACCAAGGTCGTTAACTTTATTTGTGCGACGATATTTATAAGATTCAAATGGAGAATGAGGACCACATTTTACTGAAATCCATTCTCCAGCCTTGGCGTTGGCTTTTTTAAATGCCGTTGCGTTAACTTCCGCCAACTTCTTTAGCAGCTCTACGCTCCACTTTTCTGTCACTCTTGCACTTCTCCTTAATAGCTAATGGACAGTAATCACAAGAAGAGTTTTTCTTATACGCAGGCAACGTACCATCATTATAATGCATTTCGAGAGATTTTGCAAACTCAACGTTCAACTCATGAACCTTTGGGTTGAGCTTGTATCGAATCTCCAGGAAGTAAGGATTGGCCTCTGGGTACATCTTGGCGAAATCGCCGACGAACATACCATTCTTATTCACGTACAGGAAAATGGTTTCCTCAACATCAAGCGCCTTCATATAGAAGGTGGCCTGCATCTGGTGTTTCATGTACGGAACAGGACGGGACACCAATCGTTGATATGCCTCTACGTTACTTGTCTTAATCTCTAATAGGTATCGCTTACCATTAATGACAATCAGGCCGTCATAATGACCATCGGTATTTACAACCTCTGGAAAACGTACCGTGTCCTCCATAGAAACAAATCCTGGGATTCGCTTAATGTACTCTTGCAGAACTTCGTGTACCGCCGTTCCTAGATTAAGGGTCATTACTTCCCTGGCGGTTTTTTCCTCTGGATAATCTCCGGTCAGCTTGTAGAGAATTTGACGCTGACAAGAACCGAGAGAGGACGCACGAAACTTCGCACGCCCTGTACGGTCCTGGGACTCGTTACCAAATTCCTCCATAGCCTTTTGGAGTAGAGGTGTTAGAAGACTAGGAGGGGCTGTGTATTCAAATTTAGTCTCTCCCTTAAATAGATCGTCTAGTGTTCCCATCAATCCCCCTTAATATGCAATGCGCACGGGGCGCGTCTTTTCAATGTCAGTGCGACCGTGTTCGTCCTGTACCAGAAGCACGTAACCGTGGCACGGAGGCGAACCTGCACACTTGGCACTCATCGAATACGTCAAGCCTTCGAGGCTAACAAGGCATCCGGTGAAAAGCAAAATGCGGTCAGCTTCATGAATCATACCGACGTTGTGATTGTGTGCCTGACCGAGAACACGGATTTCTCCAAGCTGCAAAATAGGCTCCCACTTGCGGAACCAGTCTGCGATATCTCGAAGCATTTTGTTCTCATTAGCAGAATGCTTTTCCGAGTGAGTAAATACAGCATCACCCTGCTTATAGAACCAGCCAAACTGCTTTCTGAAAGGTTCGGCAAGATCGCCAAGCTGATTGGCTGAGTTAGCACGCTTTACATTAGGAAGACCAGAGCACATGTAATCGTAGGGATGTAGAGTCAAGAAGTGAAGATCTGGACGCATGCGATCAGCAATGTAATCCTGCCAGCGACGGTGAACGTGATTATCGTCCATTAGAATGACTTCGGCAAAATCGGCAGCCATCATTTCGAGTAGAGCGCGACCCTCCATCAACTCTTTCTTAAAGTCTTCGTGAACATGGGTTGCGTGATTTGACAACTGAGTTCCATTCAAAAAGTCGCCAGCAATGATGAGTCGTGTTGCGCCATTGGCCTTCGCATCATCAAGTGCCCTGGTTAACTTCCCCATGTCGTGATAAGGAACATGAACATCAGAGATTACGGCCGTGATGTTATTTAGTGCAATCTGCTGTGCTGCCTTTGTGGCAATATTTGCACGACTCTTGCCGATAAACTGGAAAAACTCACGAACGTACTCATCAAATGCAAGCTCCTTGATATCGCCGTGAACAGCAACTTCACCTGCAACATCGCGGAAAATTTCAATTAGATCTTGAACAGTTGTCTTAAGCGTGATAAGCTTGAGTCGTTTAACTTCCTTATGGACTTCTAACCAACTCTTGCCTTCGTTTCTCATTTGTGAACAAATGTCATACAAATGAGCCTTTGGGGTTTTATCCATTGTTTGCTCCTTGCCCGAAGGCATAATTGTGGTCAATGATACCATTATCTTTACTTAACGGCGCATTGTCAACGGATCGTTACAACACTTAAAAGTATGCTTTCATGTACTAATTAAAAATTGCATCCCAGTCTATCTGAATTGAATCATCTGGATGAGTACCCGTAATTTCAGACCACCCAAGTTCAGACAAAAGTTTTGAACCCTTCTTTTGATTGCACAACAAGCAAGCGGTTACACAATTTTCAAAAGAGTTGAGTTCGTATGTAACTCCACGCTCTTTACTTACAGTTTTCCAGCGAGTACGAGGAATAACGTGATCGGTAGTTAACAATCCGCGAATTGATGAACCGCAGTAAACGCAAGCATAGTTATCACGCTCATACATATCCTTTTTATTCCAGGGCTTACGAGACTGCTTGATATACTTAGCAGTAGGAACGACAATAATTTCAGGTACAGTAACCTGAAACTTCGTAGACCTAATTACATTACCTGTATCCTTAACGGAGTAAGCTTTATCAGCCAGGAGGAGGCAAATTGCTCTTTCGATTGAAATATTGCCGATTGACTGGAAGGCTCCGTTTACGGCCTTTACTACCCGCCGACTCACGTCCATTTCTGCATTTCCTTTCTGGTTGTTAACTTTAGTAAATCCTACCGGTTTAGGTTTTGTTAACTTGTTTTCCTTCTGGATTAACAGTTTAAAGAACGTAACCGTTAGGTTTTATAAACTAGTTTATTTAACAGTAAACTGATTGGCTACGCTCATCGTACTGTGTACTCAGAAGTATAATGCTTTTTTCAACCAAATGCAATACCCTGGCGGTTAAAAGTAAGTTAAGCTTTAAGCATAGCAAAGCCTTCCTGGCTGTAAAACAAGTTACTGCCTGGGAAAACAGATTTTTGATTGCGATTGTTAAGAAATGTATCGTATACTATTAGCTTCATTCCTTATGTTCTAAGTATATCAAGAAAGTTCGAATCTGTCAAGAACTTTTTCGATTCAAGAAAATGCTTGACTTTTCCTTCTATTTATGGTATTCTTATTGTATCTTGAGAATGGAAGCTAGAGGATGGGATTGCACGTAACTACAAAGATGACTGAACGCGCCTTAGATATATACTGCGTTCAAAAGGAAGCATTTGAAAATATCTTGTCCAGGAACAAGTCTATGGATAAGTATGAAGTTTATACTATTCTGCAACTAGCTATGTTGCACGCATTTCGTGAGTTTAATAGTTAAGGAGAAGATGATGAAGGAATTTCTTACTAACGCCGTTGTGGCTATTGGCGCTGTTGTTGTCGGCGTTTTGATGATTTTGGGCGCTATGCTTATCGGTCCTGCTATTGGCGCCGTCATTGGTTACGTCGTTTCGCTTAGCCCTTTGGCCGCCCCCGTTGTCTCTGGTTTGAACGCTCTTGGGCTTGCCGTAACTGGATCTAACCTCGTTCAGATTGGTGCCGCCCTTGGTTTTGCTGGTGGCTTTTTTAAGCCTGCCGTAAAGATGCAGCAGGCGGCCTAATATGGAGAAGGGGACTGTTCTTAAGGTTCTCGACCACGGTTACGTGAAGCTGGTTGATTCGATGGGGGACGATTTGTTCCCCCTAGAATCTGCTCGTATGTCTACGGGCAACCCTACCGGTGTGGACGAGAAGAAGGACGATGGCCTTCGAGACTATTTGTGGCGTCATCAGCACACTTCGCCATTTGAATTTAACATTTTGGCGCTTGAGGTTCAGGCCCCAATCTTCATTGTGCGCGAGTGGATGCGTCACCGCACTTTTAGCTATAACGAGTATTCGCAGCGTTATGCAGAAGCACTTGATGTTTATTATGTGCCAGAGTTTGATCGCTTAGAGGGTCAAAGTAAAACTAACGCTCAAGGCTCAAATGGATTGTTACCTGCAACTGATAGAGTTGAGATTCTTGCAATGATGAAGCAAGAACAGGGGAACCAACGCGATACATATGAGCATTACATCGGAGCTGGTCTAGCCAGGGAGCTTGCTCGAATCAATATGCCTGTTTCCAATTACAGCAAATTCCGAGTTGTCGGCAACATGAAGAATTGGATGCACTTCGTTAAGCTCCGAATCGATAAGGGCGCTCAGTACGAGATCAGAGTATTTGCTGAGGCTATCCTAGAAATCATGCGTTCGCTATGGCCCAAGATGACTGATGTGTTTGAGGAACATACTTTAGAAGCCAAGTCGTTCTCGCGTACCGAATTGGAGATTCTTAAGGCTATGTTGAGCCACTACGATATCGGGAAGGATGACTTCAATGGAAGCGTAGATATGCGCGCATTGCCACCTTCGCGTCAGCGCGAGTTATTTGAAAAGTTGGGGATGGTGTAATGGCAGACAAGGCAGTAATTGAAAAGCTAAAGAATACAGTAAATGCGTTTATGAAGGAGAAGGTTCTTGTCACAATGGACGAGGGCTCTGACCTTACAATTCCGCGCAATTCCTCTGGTATCTTAGCTTTGGACAATATTCTAGGTAAGGGGTCTAACGGTTATGGTTTCCCGGTTGGTAGGCTCATTGAGATTTATGGTCCTGAATCTGGTGGTAAGACTTCGGTTATTCTTGCCGCTATTGCATCGGTCCAGGGAAAGGGAGGCGTTGCAGCAATCATTGATGCAGAACACGCCCTCAATTTCGAGTACGCAGCGAAGCTTGGAGTAAAGGTTGATGAGCTTCTAATTTGTCAGCCAGATAGTGCAGAGGAAGCTTTCAATGTTACGGAGGCTCTTGTCAAGAGTGGTGATGTTGATCTTGTTGTTCTTGATTCTATTGCTGCACTCACACCTATTGCAATCATGGACTCTTCGTTTGAAGACAAACATATGGACAGCGGTGCAAAACTAAATAACCGTTTTGCAAAGACCATTAGTGTTCACGCTAAAAATAATGATTGTACCGTCATCCTAATTAACCAACTTCGTGAGAAGGTTGGTGTAATGTACGGCAATCCAGAATATGCGCCGGGTGGACGGGGCATTAAGTTTGCTGCATCCATTCGCCTTGAGGTTCGTCGTGGCGAGGTTCTTAAGAAGGATGGGGACGATTATGGTCACGTCATTAAGTGCAAGACCGTAAAGAATAAGACTTTTGCACCCAACAAGACTTGTGAGTTCCGCATTATTTGGGGTGAGGGTTTTGACAACGCACACTCTCTGATTACTGTCGGTGTTGCAAATGGCATTCTCCGAAAGTCGGGAGCTTGGATTTATTACGGTGACGATCTTAAGTTCCAGGGTGAAGAAAAAATGCTTGCTGCCCTAAACTCTGATAAGGAGTTATTCGAGAAGCTACAAAAGGCGGTGTCAAATGGCTAGACCAAAGAAGCCTAAGGCCCAGCCCGATCCCAATAAGCCACGACGCAAGCATTCGGCCGAAACTATCGCGAAAATGTCAGAGCGACGCAGAGCCCGCACGGTTCAGCCTCGCTCCGGCACTTCCAAGAAGCGTCAAAACCTATATCAAGAGTTAAAGCACGAATACAAAAATAGCCCAGAAGCCCTAAGGTGGCTCGAAGAAAACAAGGATAAACTAAATGTAAGTGCCGAAGAAACAAGGGCTTGGGGTATTCACACCGAATATCATCAACAGTATCCGGGCATCTATGAGCGAACAGTTGGTTCTATTCTTTATGGCGATAAAGTTGATGAGAACGGCTCTGGCGACGAGTACACAGAAATCGATGCACAGATTGATTCTTTTTTAAACGGAGAATGGTAAGTGAAAAAGATTTTAGCACTTCCGGCGGATATATGGGCCTGTGGGAAATTCCGCATTATTGAGCCGTACAGCAACATGCCGGAAAATGATGAAATTGAATACAAGTTATTTGACCACACAAAGAATGATGGTATACCCATCACTATCTTTGTTCAAATGCTGATGAATTATGACGCCATTGTTTTCCAGCGAGTAGCAGATAAGAATCTTCTACTTGCTATGAAGACTCTTAAGCAGTACGGCAAGAAGATTTATATGGACATTGACGATGACTTGTTCAATGTTTCTACAATGAGTCCTGCCTACAAAGTTTGGCGTCGCGGCACAGAACAAATGATGGTATTTACGGAAGCCGTACGCCTTGTTGATGGGCTTTTTGTATCTACGCCTGAATTAGTTGAGGCATATCGCCACCTAAACAAAAATATCACGGTATTTGGTAATGCTCTAACCACCAACGATCCAAAGTTTGATGTTGCCAATAGCCAGCGTAACCTAATGCCGCCAAATCGAGTAGTGGTTATGTGGTCTGGTTCGTCAACGCACATGGATTCCATTTTGGAAATTTCCCACGGCATTAAGCAAGTCTTCGATAACAATCCAGAAGCTTTACTGGCTGTCGGTGGCAATCAAGAGTTCTATAATTTATTTCCTCTAAAGCCAGATATCCAGAAGGTCTGGATTCCTCCAGTATCTATTAACGAATACTATAAGATGCCTTCGCAGGCTGATATTGGCATTGCTCCCGTAAAACTTAACAAGTTTAACGATGGCAAGAGTGAGCTTAAGTGTTTAGAATACGGCATTTGGGGAGTCCCAACAGTTTGTTCTAATGCGGCACCTTATCGCAGATTCGAAGAGGTATCGGGTGGAGGCAACATTGTGACAAAGGCGAATACTCCAAAGCATTGGGTAAAGGCACTCAACAAGCTTATTAAGGATGAGCCTCTTCGCAAGTTTATGGGGCATACTGCGCGTCAAACAATCTTCCGAGAATACGATCTCTCCAAAATTAATGCAAAAAGACACGAATTTTTTGTGAATAACCTTGTAAAATAACCAATTGGAGGGAATTATGGCCGAAAAAAAGAAACCAACTACAAAAAAGGAGTCTGCGCCGAAGAAAATTACGGCAAAGGTTCGCAAAGAAGTTATTGCGCAAGAGCAGGATAAACTAGAAGTAGCTGCCAAGAAGATTGCGCTTAAGACAATGACAGAGATGCAGCTTGCTACGCAGGTCGAATTGACCGATCTGCAAAAGCAGGCTGCAAAGCTGCTTGCACAGGGATTTACTCACGAAGAAACAGCTTCGAAAATCGGGCTAACACAACAAGAGGTAGTCGCCTGGATGGCGCTACCTTCTTTTGTGCGTGAGGTAAATGAAAAGACCATCAAGGAAGGTGCTTCAGATAAAAATGAGCGAGTACGATCAGCCAAGCGTATTCACGATGAAATCCTAAATGCCATATTAAAAAAGGCGGCAGACGACAAGTTCGAGGATTTGCCATTGAGCGTATTACACGATATGTTCCTCAAGATATCTGGACGCATTGACACACTTGTTGACAAGAAGGAAGAACAGACTAAGAAGGACTTGACCGTACTCATTCTGGGACACGTACAGCAACAAAATGGAAAACAGTATAACCAGCTTGACGATTTCTTGAATGACCCAGAGTTCAAGTTTGACACAATTGATGTGGATGCGGAGGAAGTAAATGATTCATAAAGAGTCAAAGATTTTAACACCGCATCGCGAATATGTTGCGGTAACTGACTTTAGTCAAGATTCGAAAGATAGACAAATCTGGTCAATGGTTGACGACATGCTTATTCAAGACCATTTGATTTGCATTCAAGAATACGGGCTCGAAGAAATTTTCCAGGTAAGAGTGACGAAAACTAAAAAAGTTTTGGCCACCAGGGGGCAGGTTTTTTACACCACAATGGGGCCAAAAACCGCCGACAAATTAATGGCAGACGACGCCGTATTCACTCTGGATGAAAATGGACCTCGCTACGAACAAATCAACAGTCTTGCAAAATTGCAGAGAAAGCATAAGGTTTACAAAGTGTACGCAAATGGTATCAGACCTTACTTTGTAAATGGGGTTCTAACAAATGACGGATAATCCCATTGCAAAGATAGCCGATAGATTTGAATCAGATGCTGCCGGTTTTTGCTATGCATTCACAAACATCTTCGTAGAGCGTGACGGCACAAAGCAAAAACTTTACCCTAAGCAAATTGAGTTTATGAACAAACTCAAAAAGGAAGATCAAATTAACGTAGTGGTTAAATGTCGCCAGTCAGGCTTCAGCACTGGAATTCAGGGTAAAGCAGTACATAGAGCATATTTTGGTAAGGTTCCAGAAATCCTGATTACATCAGCCGGTCAAAATCAGTCGATGCGCGTACTCAAGAAAATTAAGGGTTTCTATGAATCAATGCCAGACTTTATGCGACCAGAGTTTGAGAAGTATACAGACACTCAAATCACCTTGGCAAATAAAACCAGCATCTTGTCACTTCCAGCTAATCCAGATACTTGTCGTGGTTTTACTGGTGACGTATTCTTGGACGAGTATGGTGTTCAGTCTAGAAGAGAAGGTGACGAGCTTTGGGAAGCACTTCTACCTTGTACCGCTAAGGGATATGTAATGACTGCGGTTTCTACTCCTAAGGGTAGAAATAACATGTTTTACGATCTTGTAAATCCAAAGAAAGACCCAGAGACAGGTGAGGCTATTGGCCCTCAAGCAGATAGAATTATCAAGGTACATTGGCAGGACGTTCCGCACATTGCAGCGGTTATTGCTAAATTCCAAAAGTCAATGCATCCCAAGCAATTCCGACAGGAGTTTGAGTGTGAGTTCCTTGATTCTGCTGAATCTGCATTGTTCTCTTATGACTTCTTACTTGATCACGTTGTAGACGCTAGAGAGAATGGGCTTAGGCTTATTGATATTGGTCAGGTTGATTTCTATGGCGATTCTGATGTAATGCCAGAGGATAAAATTCGCCGCGATCTTAAGGGCCTTTATCCAAACGGCATTATTATGGGGTGGGACATAGCTATTACAGATGACGGCTCTATTTGCGTCGTATTTGGCATTGATGAAAAGGATTGTTGGAATCTAATTGCGTACAAGAAATTCCCAAAGAATACAGACCTGTCCACTCAAGTTCCTTACGTTAGTCGCCTAGCACATTTTGTCGGCGCAAAAAGACTTGGATTCGATGCAACAGGTGGCTTAGGTCTAGCTGCCTGGGATCTCTTAAAGAAAACTAATGCACGTAACATCTTACATCCTGTTAAATTCTCTACGCAATTTAAGATGCAAGAGTATTCCGCAATGCGTAGCAAGATGGCTTTGGAGGGATTTAAAACGCCTGATATACAAGAAATGATGGACGAGTTCGTAAACCTTAACTACAACCCAATTACAGGTAGAATTGGCTCAACTGGTAACCACAGACAAAATCACGACGACTGGCCCTCAGCTTTCGTATGCGCTTACTCGGCACGCAAGAGAGGGATTATGCAATCAGGATTTACTTACATTTAGGAGATAAAGAATGCAAGAAAAAGAGTTTAATCCCGAAGCCTATATGAAGGCAGATTTAAAACGACGCGGCTTTCCAGATACAGTTGAACGCGCAACAGCAGTAAGCAAACAAATTTCATTCGTCGGCTCTCACGATGAACCTAACAAGCCTGCTGTTAGAGAGATTGCAAATCTAGAGCATAAAAACCGTACAGGTGTTCCACATGTTCATCCACTTGCCTTGATGACAGCATTGGCTGATAATTGCACTTGGGTAGATTTGGTGATGCGTGTCATCGGTTCCGCTGCCGCATCAACTTCGCCACTTTTTAGATTTGAACTTACAACACAAAAATCTTACAAAAAGAAGCGCCAGGCAGATGTTGATGAAGTTGCAGATGTATTACAATACCCAAACCTTAATCAGACTGGCTATGAGTTATTCCGTACAATCTACGAAAACCTAGTATTGTACGGCAATGCTTACATCCAGGTAATCAAGAACAAGGCCGGTGGATTACACTCTCTTTATACTCTTCCGCCAGAGAGCATTAGAGTTGTGCCATATTTGACTGATGGTGATGTTTTGCACTTTGCATATTTGCAACAAGGCATGAATGATAAGCCTCGCGTTTTTCTTGAGGATGAGATTATTCACTTTAAGACAGGTAACTCTAAGTCATTTGTTTATGGTAAGCCGCTATTTTTGCCGCAGTTGACAGAAATCGCCGCCAACATCAACGCAAATAAGGCAATCACATCCTGGTTCGAACAAGGTTTTGCTGGCGGTGCAATCTTTAAGATGGATGCAGATGAGGATGTAGCAAACAGAAATCGTGAATATATCAAGGAATATTTCACTAAGCCAGAAAACTTCGGACGCACAATGTTACTAGAAGGTAATATGGAACTTGTGAAGGATGGCAACAAGTTTGAGGGGTTTGATTTTTCGGCATTAAGTAACACTAACCGTGACAACCTCATTATGGGAGCAGGAGTTCCATTGTCGCAGGCTGGTATCCGTTCTGATAGCGGTAACGCTAACGCCGAGATTGTTGCAGCGGAGGAATCGGCTTTTGTTCGTAACACACTCTCAATGTATCATGCACTCGTGTTTGACAAACTTAATGCCCGTCTAATCCGCGAGTTCCTTGGGTGGAAGGACGTTAAGATTTGCGCTGGCGTACCTATTAAGTTCTCTATGAAGGATTCGATTGAAACCGTTCGTGCTTTGTCAGAAATTGGCATCGGTGTTAATGAAGCTCGCGACTTACTCTCTGCGCCTCGTGTACCTTCAGAGGAAGCTGGCGCACAGTTCGTTACAGCAACCAACAACGGTGTTATGCCAATGGAGAAGATTACTGGCATCGATCCTAACACTGGCGAGAAGGTTGAAACCATATTCGAAGAGGACCAGGCAATGCAAAAGAAATCAATGGAGCTTAAGTCAGGAGCTTCTGGTCTTGGTGGCAATTTGAAGGCCAAAGCAGAAGGTAAATCAAAAAAGTAGTTGACAAATCATCTTCTTTATGATATAGTAAATATGTTGTCGGTAGTTGGGTAAATTCATTCGTTGTCTCCGGCAGGAAGTCTCTCTTCGACAGAAGGGAGGCTTTTTGCTTAGTAGAGAAAGGAGGTCAAGATGCAGTACGAAAAGGAATTAGACACCCTCGTAAAAGATAACTTGCTACTAAACCAGAACAAGGATTTTCTAGGCAAGTTGTTCAAGTATTTGGAGGCAACCATTGAAACAGAAAATCCGCACATTCTCCGAGAGGAAATTGCAGAGGCTTATCGTTTCATGGCACCGATCATTAAGCTTAAGGCCAGGGCGGAAGCTCTTTATCGCCTTGCCCAGAAAGCTTCCGCACGCAACGCCAATCTCAAAGGGACCGGCCGCGATGCTGAAATTAACGGTGACACCGCCAGTTATCGTTACGCAAGAGATCTACTGGAAGGATGGTTGGACACTCTTAATTCTAAGCTATCAGCCGCCAAAACAATCCTAGCTTCCCTGGATAACGAAATGAAGAATATTGGAGGTTAACAATGCGCATCATCGGCTACAATAAGAAGTCCAAGATGAAGTTTTGGGTAAAGATTGATTTTGATGACAATGTAATTAAGATTCAACGCTATACCAGCGACTACTATTATGAGTCTGTTTACACCGGTAAGACAATTCGCACAACTCGTTACGATTGGCAGACGAAGCAAAACGTACCCTATGAGTTTGATGAAATTAAGCAAGAGAAGAGATTCTATGCTCAGGAGGGTTGGGAGAAGATTGACAACCCCATTATGGAGGTTGAACTTTCGTTTAACGGATGGGGTTCCACCGGATATTCGAACTACTTTACCTTTACGGCAGATAATGGCGAAACCCTAAAGTTTAAGTCAAACGAGTTTGCCAACATCGTGAAAGAAATTTTTAATGGCGACCGTCAAATTGTAAATGGCAAGCTTTTGGGTAAGGTGACGTACAAGGGTTCCGGCGATACCCTAAGCTTTGTGGACGAAGACTAATGAAAATTCACATCAAAAATGATTATGATGGTGAATGGTGTCAGCTTTGGGTTAATGGCGAATTAAAGCATCAGGGACACTCACTTAGGGAGGACTGGCTTCTTGATTTGCTTGGCGAGCTTGGGGTAGAGATTACAGAAGAAGAGTGTGATTTAGAAGAATGAGCTGTGAAATTTCTGAAAACTGCTTTCGAGCCAATGTAAGTTGTTGGGCGTGCAAATATGCCGAACCAGGGAATGTTGATAATTTTTATGTCCCCATTAATAAGAGTATCAAACATCCTCAAGCGGTTGCTGCACAAGCCGAACGTAAAGCTAATATAAAGGCTGAGAAACAGGCAAAAAAGGCCAATAAAGACAAAGATAAGAGCAGGATGGTTAAAGATGCAGCAAAGGTGGAAAATCGTGTTAAAGCTACTCTTAATTCTGGCCGCATCAATCGTGATGGCGATCTCACCAGTGCTAGAATTGCAATTGATGTTAAGCACCAACCCAGCAGAGAGAACCCAACAATTCTCCGTTCAGAATTCACTAAGATACAACACGATGCCATAAGAGCAGGTAAGGATTATGGCGCACTATTCATCGTCAACAAGTTGGGCGAAAGGTTTGTTGTTATCCCGGAAGAAATGTTTAAGGAATTTTTACATGAATAAAGATATTTTTGTTTGCTCTCCTTTGCGCGGCGATATTGAGGGCAACACGAAAAAGGCAGAGCAATACTGTCGTTACGTTACACTTTTGGGTCACAACCCTTTCGCACCGCACCTATTTTATACTCGCTTTCTGGATGAGCATAGTGAGCTTGAACGTAAGATGGGAATTGCTCTCGGCATGCAGCGTCTTCGTAAGTGTGATGAGGTTTGGGTGTTTGCCGATTGTTTCCTACATTGCTCTGCTGGTATGATGGCAGAAATTAACGAGGCACATCTTTACGGCATTCCAGTTAAATATATGGGGACAATTGCAGATGCATAAAATTGGAATTGGCATCACAACTCGAAATCGATCAAATATGCTTGCAATGTGCTTGTATCATTTGATTGAATTTTTGCCAGATAATGTCACAAACATTGTTGTTGTTGACGATAATACAGATGATCACTATCATAGGTCAATGAATAAGTTTTGTACAGAAGTAGCTTATGCGCCAGAAATTGAGTATGTATATAATGAGCAGCGTTTAGGTATCGCAAAGAGCAAGAATGAGTGTCTAAAGAGACTCAAGCATTGTGATTACATTTTTCTGTTTGATGACGACTGCTTCCCGCAAAAAGATGGATGGGCGGAGTTATATATTGATGCATACAAGAGAACAAATTGTCACCACTTTATTCACAATCAAGACTGTGGTGTTATCGCAAAAACTTCGACACAAGAAGGTGTGGAAACCTACCTTAACTGCGCTGGAGTTCTATTGTTCCTCACACGTCATGTCATTGACAACGTTGGAGGTTTCGATAAGAGGTTTGGAATCTACGGTTATGAACATGCGCAATATTCTAGCCGCATCCAACGCTCCGGTCTTATGGGAAAATTTGGACCCTATGCAACGCCAGAAGGTAGCGCTGACTATATCTATTCTGCCGACATTGCATTCACGCTCTACCAGGACGAGCGTAATCAACCGCCATTAAGTAGAATTGAAGATTTCAAATCTTCTCTACCGGATTCTGAGAAGAATGCGTCTATACCTCATAACACAAATGTTATGAACCAATACGCAATGGTTTATCAACCCCTATAAATAGTTATGGCCCCGGCATTGCCGGGGCCATTTTTTATTACTGAGTCTTTAATTCGCCCTTAAGCAAACTATATGCTCGCTCTGCAAGAATTTCCGCCTGTTGCTGTGGAATGAGTCCCTTAGCCCAAAGAGGAAGAGCCTTGTAAACTTCCTCAACTACCTTCTTTCGCTTATCGACACCATTGAGTTCTTCAACAGCAACTTGGCGAACAAGTTCAAGAGCAAGACCAAAGAATACAGAGTAAGCTTGCTTCTGTAGTGCAGCAATCAAGCCACCACCAGCAGTTGCAACAATAACAATTGTTTGCCAGTGAGCCTGAATGAGTGCCAAAACTCCCAAGACCGTAATCATTTTTTACTTACCTTTCGCACTTTGCTGGACAACAATATCGGTTAATTTATCAACCTTGTTCTCCAATCTGTCTAACCTACTATTCATTTCAGATTCATACTTTTCTTGCCACTTATAAACTTGTTCGTGTTCTGTGCGTGGCACAAAGCTTTTGATGGCCTCTGAGTTTGCATCCACTTTTGCATTTACATTTGAAAATGTAGAGGCAAATACAACCAAGCTTGTTGCGAGTGAGATAACCAACCCAGGGATAACACTTGCGATTCTATCGCCCCATGTTGTTGTGGACATATTATTCTCCTTATGTTAGGTTGGCAGTAAACTCAAGCTTGTGTTCACCGCTCTTTAACTTGCTGTAGTACCATAATGTCTTTCTGCGCATAATTGGTTCTACATCACCAATATCCCAACGTAATGCCGAATAACCATCCTTGGCGGCATAATACTTATGATCTGCCAACACCTGTGCCTGGAATGTTAAACCAGTAGTGTTTCCATCCTTATCAATAACAGGAGCTACATAGTGACCATTAGGATCAAGTCCGAACAAGAAGCAGAGTTCAGCAGTAAGCTTTGCAGCAACTTCTACCTGATGGTCCTCAACTGGATAACCCTTTGCCATAGCACACAAAGAGATTCCAATATTGCCGGTATTACGACGCCAGCAATGCGCTCCCTTTTCGCGTAGGGATCTAGTTTGCTTAACATGAGCCAACTTACCATCGTAAGTAATGCAGAAATGATAATCATCAAATACCTGAGAATATGTTCCCGCTGTCCAGTGCCATGTTACACACTTAAGAACTTGCTTTAGTCCTTCTATTTGAATTTTTGATAGTGGCATTTTTCACCTACTTTTGGATTGAGAAGATATTGCGGGATGAGTCGCCAGGGACAAATTCAGTAGGAGCTTTGTCATTGGTGAGCTTTTGGATAATTTGGCCGCCTTCTTCATAAACCAAGATATAGGACCACTTATCCCCATAAAATGTTTTTGCGGCATTAATGATGGCAGTTTCCTTACCATCAAGCGTACTCACTCCTGGAGCTAGATCTGAGGCTCCGTAATAGTATTGATTAGATCCCATTTCCCATTTGTGTGTTGTGGGATTAAAGAATACACATACAGCGTGAGCAGAGTTCGGACCCCAAAATGCAATGAAATTGGATTGGATTCCCTGTCGTGCTAATGCATAATTCCAAAATCTCGCAAAAGCGCTACATACACCATACTTTTGTTTAACAAGATCATTTGGCGAAAGAAATACTGACGTATCATAAGTGTCCTGCCAAGGGAAATTTGTTTGCAAAAAATATCCAATATCTGCTGGCGTTTTTAGTGCCGCCAAATTAGCCGTCAATTCTTCAGTAGGCTTTGTTTGCTGTCCCCAAGTCCAAGAATTAGGAATTGCACTCTTACCGGGTGCAACTAAACTTGGGGCCTGCGTTGGTGTAACGACCGGCGCAGTTTGCGGCTGCGCACAACCAATTAGTAACAAAGATAAGAGTGCAATTGCCTTTTTCATATTTAATTTCCTTTACTCTGGGAACGCGTAGATCATCCCGATTTCTGGAAGAGGATCAATATTTGTAACATCAACAGCCCTCAAAACTGCTGGGTTAAATTCAGGCTCAATATTGTCAAATGGCCATTCAAATATATTACGAACTTCTCCAGTTTCTACAAGAATCTCTATGTACTTCTTCATTTTAGTTTTCTACCCACATAACGAGAACGATACCAGCAGAACCGTTGCCACCGCCAGGATGACTATTGACACCGGAAGATGCACCGCCACCACCACCGCCTGCGCCGAATCCACCGCCGTTGCCACCAGCACCACCTGTTCTATTTCCTGTTCCATCAGATCCATTAGCGGCACCACCGCCACCGCCACCGCCATTATTCTTGGAACCACCAGCACCACCACCAACGTTCCAGCCACCAGTTGATGCACTATCAGGAGAACTATTACCGCTTACACCGGGCAATGAAGTTGAGGTCGCACCATTTGAGAATGTTACGGAACCACCGCCACCACCACCGCCATATGGACCGTAAGCACCAACAGGAGTTTGACCAGCGTTATTACCGCCACCATTTACAGCGCGTGAACCACCATCACCACCAGATATATTCATTGGGCTTAAATGCCAGAGGATTGCGCTTGTCGTATCCGTAATGTCTGTTAGAGAGCCAGAAGCGGTTCCTGTAAATCCACCAGTCTTACCAGTAGCACCAAGAGCAGTTGCATATGATCCAAACGAAGATGAGCCACCATTTCCAGCGGCACTAACGGTACCAGGACTCAAACCTGTACCAGCGCCAGCCGAACTACCACCACCAGCTCCAACGGTTACTGCAACAGTTGAGTTAGCGGCAGGAAGACCAGTCTTAACAGTTCCGGTTGCATAAATTTGACCAGCACCACCACCAATTCCAGCATTAGTTCCCTGGCCAGCACCGCAGCCACCAGCACCACCACCAATGGCAACAGCAGACATTCTAAGAATACCACCAGATGGACAAGTCCACGTTCCACTAGAAGTAAAGAATTGCTTCTTTAATTTTGCGCCAACTTGTGCGGCGGCGGCCTTTAGGATGGCATAATTTGCTGCATTATCAAACATTACAGACTTCGCATAAGGCGAGTCAAGTAGCGCTGCAACAGTAGAGCCATTGAGTAATGCGCCATTCATAGAGGTTTGGTTTGAGCAGAAAGACTGCATTAGTGCCAAAGACTGTGCAATTGTTGAAACAGCACCAGTTACAGCAGCAGAGAATGGAGTGTACTTATTTGCATCATTGTACACAGTTGTATTATTCAACATATAGTTGGATGCTGTAGCGGAAGTAAGAACCGTTACCGAACCAACGGAACTTTCTGCAATAGCGCGAATGCTTTGTTTGTTGCGAACCATTTTACGGAAAGCGCCATTCCAAATAGGATCTTGTAGAGCGGCTTCCAATTGAGAGCCACTCCACTCACCAGATAGAATTTTCTTTTCTAAGACAGAACCTTTTGCTGAACCTGACATTATTAATTCTCCAACCAATATAGAATGATTACGCCCGGACCGCCAGAACC